GGCAAGCGAAGAATCGGCTGTCGGTGAAGGCGACGCGGTTATTGAAGAAGGCGAAACTGAGTAAGGAAGGAGGCGGCAGCGATGAACACCCTGCTTGAAAAGGTAAAAGCAAATCTCATACTGGAACACACGGAAGATGACGAGCTCCTTTTGCACTATATCACTGCCGCCACTTCCTATGCGGAAAGCTACCAGCATATCCCGGAAGGCTACTATACGGAACACTCGATGCCAGCGACCACCGAACAGGCGGTCATTATGCTGTCCAGCCACTTCTATGAGTCGAGGGATGGCTCCACTGGCGGCTTTTTCGCAGACAACACGGCGGCGGCACAGCAGATATGGAACACGGTCAACCTTCTGCTTCGTTTGGACCGGGATTGGAAGGTGTGACATGAGCTTTGGAAAAATGAACACCACCATTCAGATCTCCGCGAAAAATATCGTGATTGACGCAGACGGTTTCAAGCACGAAACGGATGAAATCTTCGCAACGGTCCACGCTTACAGAGAGGGTCGGCACGGCAGCGAGAAATGGGCAAACACCGCCTCGTTCTCCACTGCCACCGACCTTTTCCGTTTTCGCGTGATACCCGGTCTCGTGGTTACCACCGCTATGCGGATCATCTGCGACGAGCGCATCTTCAGCATTACTTCGGTCGAAGATGTGAAGGGGCGCGGAATGTATCTGGAGGTTCTTGCCGAGGAGGTGAAGCCGAGTGGCTAAAGCAACATTCAAAATGCCGGACGAGTTCCTTATGAAGGTTTCCAAGCTGGAGGAACGCACGGATGAAATCCTACCCCGCGTACTGGAGGCCGGTGCCGAGGTCGTGGAAGCAAAGGTCCGCTCCAACCTAAGAGCGGCAATCGGCAAAGGCACGAAAGAACCATCGCGCTCAACCGGCGAACTGCTGTCTGCGCTTGGTACTTCTACCGCAAAGCAGGATCGGGACGGTAACTTCAATGTGAAGGTCGGCTTTTCCGAACCGAGGCGTGACGGCGACAGCAATGCCAAAATCGCCACCATTCTCGAATACGGGAAAAGCGGACAACCTGCAAGGCCGTTCTTGAAGCCCGCGAAAACGGCGTCCAAGAGCGCCTGCATCGAAGCTATGGAGCAGAAACTAACGGAGGAAATCGACAAAATATGAGCCTTTTATCTGAAGTAAAAACCATTCTGACGGGGTTATCCCTTCCGGTGGAAACAGGCGTCTTTTCCAAAACGCCACCTGACCGGTATGCGGTTCTCACCCCGCTTGCAGACACCTTCGACCTCTTCTCGGATAACACCCCGGAGGAAGATGTCGAGGAGCTCCGCATTTCGCTCTTTGACAAGGGCAACTATCTCGCCGTGAAGCGCCAGATTACATCCGCGCTTTTATCTTCGGAAATCACGATAACCGACCGGAGATACATCGGTCACGAGAACGACACCGGTTATCACCACTATGCCATCGAGGTGGCAAAAAACTATTCTTTACAGGAGGATGATTAACTATGGCAACTATCGGACTTGACAGTCTCTACTATTCCAAGATCACCGAGAACAATGCCGGTGAGGAAACCTACGGGACTCCCACAAAGCTGGCCAAGGCCATCGAAGCCGAGGTCTCCATCGAACTCAACGAAGCGATCCTCTATGCCGACGACGGCACGGATACGGTCATCAAGGAGTTCAAGAACGGCACCATTACCCTCGGTGTCAACGACATCGGCACCGACGCTGCAAAAGACCTGACCGGCGCTGTGGTGGATAACAACGGCGTACTCGTTTCCACCGGCGAGGATGAACCCACTCCGGTCGCTATCGGCTTCAGGGCCAAAACCGCCAAAGGCAGATACCGCTATTTCTGGCTGTATCGCGTGCTCTTCGGCATTCCCGGCACCACGCTAAAGACCAAGGGTGAAAGCATCGAGTTCCAGACGCCTTCCATCGAAGGTACCATCTCCCGCAGAAACAAGCTGGACGGTCAGAACAAGCATCCGTGGAAAGCGGAAGTCACCGAAGGCGATGCTGGCGTTTCCGCTGCCGCTATCACTGACTGGTTCGCCCATGTCTATGAGCCGAACTACACGGTTCAGCACAACGGTACGGCGTAAGGAGGGATAACAGATGGACGAAAGAAGCTCTGTGATCACGATTGGCGGTAAGGAGTATGAACTGCTCCTGACCACCAAAGCGACAAAGGAAATCGGCAAGAAGTACGGCGGCCTTTCCGACCTTGGAGACAAGCTCATGAAAGCTGAAAACTTCGAGACGGCCATTGATGAGCTGATCTGGCTCATTGCTCTGCTTGCGAACCAGCCGATTTTGATTCACAACCTGAAAAATCCGGACGACAAGAAAGAACTTCTGGAGCCGGAAACGGTCGAACTTCTCACCACGCCTTACGAGATCGCCGGTTTCAAGGAAGCGATCATGGACTGCCTTATGAAAGGCACCAAGCGCGAGGTCGAAAGCGAACCCGAAAAAAACGCGTAAACGGGTCGGAGGCTTCTCCTTCTGACGGAGAGGTATTCGCCCGTTTGCTATTCTACGGAGTCACGCTTCTGAATCGAACCGAGGAGGAAGTGTGGCTCATGCCGCTGGGACACCTGCTGGACCAGTGGGAAATCTACAAGCAATTCAACGGCTTATCCAAACCGAAGCGGGACCATTTCATTGATGAGGTTATCCCGTATGGAATCTGAGAGGAAGGAGGTATGACACATGGCTGATAATTTCGGTTTGAAAATCGGCGTCGAGGGTGAAAAGGAGTTCAAGAAAGCGCTCTCGGACATCAACAACAGCATGAAGGTGCTGGGTTCCGAAATGAAGCTGGTGGATTCCACCTTCGACAAGCAGGACAAATCCGTGCAGGCTCTTACGGCCAGAAACGAGGTCCTGAATAAAAACATTGAGGCGCAGAAGCAAAAGATCGACACCCTTCGTTCTGCCCTTGAAAATGCCTCCTCCTCTTTCGGTGAAAACGACAGGCGAACGCAGGCATGGCAGATCCAACTGAACAATGCGGAAGCTGCCTTAAACGGCATGGAGCGCGAACTCAAACAGAACAACGACGCTCTGGATAAGACCGCTGACGAGTTTGACGATGCGGAAAAGGAAGCCGACCAGTTCGGTAAGGAAATCAAGAAGACCGGCGATGAAACCACCTCTGCTGGTGACAAGTTCAAAAAGGTCGGTGAAGTTCTAAAGGGTGTCGGTCAGGCGATGGCCGCTGCTGTTGCCGCAATCGGTACGGCTGCCGTTGCTACCGGCAAAAAGCTCTTTGATATGGCGACCGAAACGGCGAACATCGGTGACGAGATCGACAAGACCTCCCAGAAGCTCGGTATGTCTGCCGAAGCCTATCAGGAATGGGACTATGTTCTCGGTCAGTCAGGTGTTGAGATTACCTCCATGACCACCGGCCTCAAAACACTCACCAACCAGATCGACGACGCGAAAAACGGAAGCGATAAGGCTGCGGAGCGCTTTGCCCGCCTTGGTATTTCAATGGAGGACCTCTCCACGATGTCCCGCGAGGACATTTTTGCAAAGGTCATCGAAGGTATGCAGGGCATGGCCGATTCTACCGACCGTGCAGCGCTGGCAAACGACCTGTTCGGCAAGTCCGGACAGAACCTGACGCCACTCTTCAACGAAACCGCTGAGTCCACGGCAGCGCTCAAGCAGCAGGCCCATGAGCTCGGCTTCGTTATGAGTGATGAAGCGGTCGCGGCCTCTGCGGACTTCAACGATTCCCTTGATACCCTGAAGCGCACCTTCACTGGCGTCAAAAACAATATCATGGGTGACCTGCTGCCATCCTTCACGGAGATTATGACCGGCCTTTCGGAACTGCTGGTCGGCGGCGAGGACGCAAAGAATAAAATCCAGCATGGCGCACAGGAAATGGTCAACTCCCTCGCAGGCATATTCCCGCAGATCGTGGACCTTCTGATGACTCTGATCACTGCAATCGCGGAAATCGCTCCGGGCATCATTGAGGCGCTCGTTCAGGGTGTTGTAAATAACCTGCCGCAAATCATCGAGGCCGCGTCCAACATTATCGTGACCTTTCTCGAAAGTCTGATAGCCGCCTTGCCGCAGATCGCGGAGGGCGCTTTGGAACTGGTGATGACGCTGGTCAACGCGATCCTTGATAACCTGCCTATGATCCTTGAAACGGCCATTCAGGTTATCGTTACAATCGCTACCGGTATCGCGGACGCGCTGCCTACGCTGATTCCTACCATCGTTTCGGTCATCATGCAGATTGTGACGACGCTGATTGATAACCTGCCCTTAATCCTTGACGCAGCGCTGCAGATCATCATCGGTTTGGCACAGGGTATCCTTGACGCCATTCCGGTTCTGATTGAAGCCCTGCCGACTGTGATTGAGAGCATTATCAACTTCATCATCAACGCAATCCCGATGATCATCGACGCGGGCATTCAGCTTCTTACC